TCTTCGCGTATCTCCCAAAACAGTCATGACTCAGCTCAAGACAGGTTGTTACCGCCGTTAACGGCTGGCGTTGGCTCGGACACGCCACGGCTGGAAACGCCCACTATTGGGTACGAGTCTTATGGGCCTTTGATTGCAGAGTTTGCAGCTGCGCATCTCAACCGTCATTTGTTTCCGTGGCAAGTGAATGTGTTGACCGGTGCTTTTGAGCATGATCCTGACCATTCGTTTACGCATTCGAGTGCTATGGCGTTTTGCGCTCGCCAGCAGGGCAAGACTTTTATGTTGTCGGCGGTGGTGGGGTTCTGCCTTCTTGAGTTGCCTCGTATTTGGGGCAGACCAGTCAAGGTTGTCTCCACGGCTCACGAATTGTCGCTGGCTACGGAGGTCTTCGAAGACTTGCGTGATCTCTTTGAGTTGTGGGAAGAGTCGGGTCTATGCAAAGTGACGTGGGCGTATGGTCGTCACCGCGTCAAGATGGTGGACGGGTCTGAGTATTTAGTCAAGGCTGCGACAGGGAAGAAGCACGGCATTTCGGGCGTGGACATTCTGATTGTTGATGAGCTGTGGGCGATTACGGAGGCGGCTTATTTCGGGGCGTTGAAGCCTGCACAGATTGCGGTCAAGTCGGGTTTGTCGTTGTTGGTGTCCACGGCTGGCGATGAGTCGAGCACCGTGATGAAGAAACTACGGGAGCAGGCCATCGGGCAGATTGACAAGGGCGAGCCAGGTGAGTTGTACATGGCTGAGTGGTCTGTGCCTGAGTCGGTCTCCCCTGACGATGAGCGGTATTGGGGCTACGCCAATCCTTCAATGCCTCGCACCGTGACGTTGAAAAGTTTACGCGCTGCACATTCCAGCCCTGACCGATCACAATGGCTTCGCGCTCACTGCAACATGTGGGTGAGTGCTGCATCTTCGTGGCTACCGCCGGGGCAGTGGGCAAAACGGTTTACAGAAAACACCGAGTGGGATGGCACCACTTCGGTGCTGGCGGTGGACTCTGCGGTGGACGACTCAAAATATGTTGGGGTGTGGTGCCGCAAAAACACGGATGGTGACATTGTCGCCAGTGTCGAGTTTCAAACTGAGTCCATTGCTGAAATGTGGGAGCAAATCACAGCGTCTCTTGAGCGTGAACCGAAAACGCAGCTGGCGATTACGCCGTCTTTGTTTATTCACACCCCCGAGAAGTTTCAGCGCCGAACGGTGCAGTGGGGCTACGGAGAAATCAACAAATACACGTCCACCGTTAAGGGTCTTATCAACGAAGACCGAATTAAGCACACGGGTGAAATTCTTCTTGCAGAACATGTAAACAGGGCGGTACTGATCCGCGGTCAGGGTGGCGCGTTGTCAATTTCCAGCCAACGATCACCCGGGCCCATCGAGGCTTGCCGTTGTCTCATCGTTGCAGCTGCAATGGTGTCTCGTCCGGGTGGCGCAAATAAACCGACAATGGGTTCGTCAAGATAGTTGCATTTGCAACAACCTTGTGTAAGACTCCACGTGGATGGGTATTTTCTCACGCAAAGTTGACACGGCCGCTTTCGCCTCTGCACCTGTGCAGGCGGCTGCAGGCGCGTCCTACATCGGCAACTTCATCAACTACACCACTGGTTCCGCTGAGGTTCGTGCGCTGAGCATTCCCACGGTCTCCCGTTCCCGTGACCTGCTTGCTGGCATCATCGGATCTGTCGGTCTGAAGCATTACTCCAAGCAGTGGAACGGCTCAGACTATGACGAGGTGTATCTGCCTCTTGAGCCTTGGATGGAAACCCCAGATCCAAAGGTTTCGCGCTCGTTCTTCTTCGTAAACATCTTCTCGGACATGTTCTTCTACGGTGCAGCGTACGCCTACGTCACCACGCGCTACTCGACCGGGTTGCCTGCCTCGTTTACATGGCTTCCAGCTGCAAACATTTCAAGCACCGAACAAACAGGTATGCCTCAGTATTACGGCCCATCAAAAGAGCTTGAGTTTAACGGAAATCCCTTGGATGTCGGCAACGTCATACAATTTTTATCGCCAATTGAAGGGATCTTGAAGATTGGTCAGCGCGCCATTAACACTTCGCTGTTTCTCGATCAGGCAGCTGACCGTTACGCCAGCCTTGAAACCGTGCCCGGTTATCTTCAGCAGATTGACGGCGAAGACATGTCAGGCGATGATCTTGGATCTCTTGCTTCGGCATGGGCTGCAGCGCGTAAACAAAACGCCATCGGTGCGTTGTCGCGTCAGGTGCAGTTCCGTGAGTTTGCACAGAACCCCCAGGAAGTCATTGCGGATCAGCGCAAGTACCAGTCTCTTGAGATGGCCCGTCTTTGTTCAGTGCCTGCCTACCTTGTGTCTGCACCAACTGAGGGCGCTTCGATGACGTATCAGAACGCCCAGCAGGCGCGTCAGGATCTGTACCTCTTTGGCGCTCGTATTTACATGGACGCTATTGAGCAGACCCTTTCCAGCGCACAAGTTCTTCCCCGTAACCGATATGTCGAGTTTGACATTGAGGACTACGAAGGATCTGAGATGAGTTCCCCTAGTGGAATGCCCAACAATGAAACGGATGATGAATTGTGAAGATTGAGTTTGTAGCTGTGCCAGTCACCTTGGACGCTGCCGCTGGCGAGGACAGCCCCCGATCCATTACGGGTGTGGCTGTTCCTTGGGACACTCCAGCGGCAGTTTCCTCGGGTGAGTCAGTCATGTTTAAGCGTGGCGCTTTTGATGTAAACGCTAAGGCACCAAAACTTCTTGAGGGTCACGACATGACGCAGCTGCGTGGTGTTGTCACCGAACTTGTTGAAGCCGAAGAGGGTCTTTTGTTTACAGCAAAGTTTGCAAAGACTCGCGCATCCGATGAGGCCATTGAACTCATCAAGGCTGGCGCTTACGACTCCGTAAGTGTCGGCGCAATCCCCGTCAAATTCAAATACGACAAAGACGGAACGATGGTTGTCTCCAAGGCGAACCTCGTAGAAATCTCGTTGGTCGCACAGCCTGCTTTCGCAGATGCGGTCATCACAGAAATCGCTGCTTCCCAGCCTGACGAAGAGTCAGAAGAAGAAGTTGTCGAACCCCAACCCCAAGACATTTCCGAGGAGGAATCCATGTCACAAGTAATCCCAACGGTTGAGGCTTCGGCTGAAACTGTTCCAACAGCACCAATCTTTGCGGCAGCACGTCGCGAGACCCCACTTCCGACAGCAGTCGAGTACATCGCTGCTGCCATCTCGGGTGGCGATCAGTGGCGCGCAATGTCAGAAGCACTCCGTGCAGCTGCACCTGACATCGTCACAACCGACACCCCAGGCATCTTGCCTACTCCAATTGTTTCCCCTGTTTACAACAACTTCATCGGACGACGTCCAGTTGTAGACGCAGTTGGCGTACGCGCAATGCCTGCCGGTGGCAAGGTCTTCATCCGTCCAGAGGTCACCACGCACACAAGCATCGGTGCATCCATCGGCGAGCAGGCTCCAACCGCAGGAACAATGGTCGTTTTCAACAACCAAGTGACCAAGCAAATCTTCGGCGGATATGTAAACATTTCCGAGGCCGACATTGACTGGTCAGATCCTTCAATCTTGCAGGTCGTTCTTGACGACATGGGTCGCATCTACGCGAACGCAACCGACAACTACGCCGCAGACCAACTGGTTGCAGGTGCAAGCGTTACTCAAGCATTTGCTGCAGCAGACACTGGGAAGCCTGAAGTATGGGCTGCCGAAATTGCACAGGCAGCAGCAACAATCTTGTCAAGTTCTGACGGCAACCTGCCAACACACTTGTTCGTTGCACCCGGAATTTGGCAGGATCTTCTTGCACTTTCGGATTCAAGCAAGCGTCCGTTGTTCCCACAGGTTGGCCCAATGAACGCATTCGGCAACCTCGCACCCGGACAGTACAACGGCAACGCCTTCGGCTTGCAGGTTGTTGTTGACCGCAACTTTGCAAGCGCAACTTGCATTGTCGGTGACGCATCGGGCTACGAGCTTTTTGAACAGCAAAAGGGCACCATGTCCATCGAGTCACCATCGACACTGTCACGCACAATCGCTCTCCGCGGTTACTTCGCAGCGTTGATGATTGACCCAACCAAGTTCGTCAAGTTCACATTCGCCTGATTACTAGGTAGTAGGAAAGGGTCTGTATGTCTGTTTACACAATCACTCATGGTTTTCACTTTGATGATGTGTCAGCCGTACAGACCCTGACCCCTTCCGAAGTTCAGCCCGGCGACAGCATTGTTGTCGCAGGCGCTGGCGCAAAGTTCAATGGCACCTTCACCGTTATCAGCGTTGAAGAGTGGGAGTACATCGGGAAAGACCAACAGGGTTATCTCGAGTTCAACTATGACGTGCCAAAACTCAATCAGGTTTTATATGCGGTCACTGGACAAGCCGATGATGAAGCGTATGCAGCTCTTGCTGGCACCCTGACGTTTACAGAGACCATCACTTGGACTACAAGCGCGTTAGTGCTCAGTTTCTTGGGCATTGACGTGGCGACCGCAAATGACACGGCCTACATCGCTAAGTGCGTTTCTGCCAGTAATTTTTTCTGTTTTCGGAAACGTCGTGAGGCAGGCTATACAGACCAACAGGGCACAGTCCCATCGCCAGACGTGGAACTAGGAGCGACACTTTATGCAGCTCAGTTGTACCGCGAGCGTGGGACAAGCGGTGACGCTTATGGTGCTTTTGATGGCATGGGCAATCTCGCTCTTCCTGTAAACCTTGCTCGAATTATGCAGCTGCTTGGCTGTGGCAGGGCGCAAGTCGCGTGAGTTCTTCAGGCATTTTGTATGAGGCTGTAACTGCTTGTAAAACCGCGCTTACAGCACTCAGCCTTGTGCCTATCACTGACCCTCGTAACGCTCGCCCACTGTCTGTTTTGATTGAACTTCCAACCGTTGACTCGTTTACATACAACGTGGGCAACATCAGTCTTCGACTTCGTGTGCTGGCACCGCCTCCGGGCAACCAAGACGCAGGTGATTACCTGATGCAAATCGCCGACCAAATCATGAACTCACCAATCGCGGTCACGGATCTTCGTCCGGGCCTCGTATCCGTAGGGGGGCAAGACTTGCCTTCTTACGACTTAACCGTTGCCGTAGCCGTACGGCGCAACTAACCAAAAGGAGCCCTCATGGCTACAACAACATTCCTCAGCAATGCCACGATTAACATCACGCAGGGCGCAACCACCACAGACCTCAGCGATCAGGCAAACGCAGTCAGCGTCATGATTGGTCAGGACTCACTTGAGTCCACCGCTTTCGGCGACACAGGACACCGCTTCACTGGCGGTCTTCAAAACGTCGAAGTCTCAATGACTTTGTTTCTCAGCTATGGCGCTTCAGAGGTCGAGGCAATCCTCGCTTCTTGCGTGGGCACAGGCACAACGGTTCTGACCATCTCGCCATCAGGCACCACAGAGTCCGCCTCTAACCCTGAGTACATCATCACAAACTGCATGCTCAGCGACTTCACCCCAATCAACTCAACCGTGGGCGAACTTGCCACCGTTGAGGTCACTTTTACAGGTGGCACATGGGTTCGTGACGTAACCGCACCGTAAACCCGTAAACCTTCAGGAGAAACAACATGAAGATCACACTCGCAGTCGAACAGACTGACGGCCTCACCTACGAGGTCACCACCAACCTGTTTTCTATTGTGGCACTGGAGCGCAAGTTCAAAATTCGCGCTTCTGACCTTGCCTCCGGTGTCGCAATGGAGCACCTCGCTTTCCTCGCCTTTGAAGGCGCAAAGCAAAACAGCATCACCGTGCCAGCGGTCTTTGATGACTACATCAAGAAACTGGTGTCAGTAGAAGTTGTAAACGAGGACGCTGCAAACCCTACGCAAGAGGCTCTTACCTCCGAACCATCTGCGAGTTAGCAGTTGAGACGGGGTTTTGGCCTCACCAAATCCCATTCGATACACAAGAGCTGCACACCATGTTGGATGTGCTGAAGAAGAGAGCAAAGGAGAGCAACCGTGCCCGTAAGTAACGACATCAGTGTTTTAGGCATTAACGAAGCAATCCGATCTCTTAACAAGATTGAGCCGGGGCTTCGTAAGGAGTTCAATAACGAGGCTCGCGCTATTGCCCAGCCTGCTACCGATGCTGTGCGTTCTGCGTATCGTTTTGTTCCGTTGTCCGGTATGAACCGCCAGTGGGCTGGCCCTGCTGTAAACGGACGCAAGGTGTTTCCGTGGAATCTCGACAAGGCTCGCAAAGGCGTGGACGTGGTGTTTAACACTGACCGCCGTTCTCTTGGGACGATCAACATTGTCCAGCGTGACACGGGTACAGCCATTTTTGAGACTGCTGGACGCAAGAACTCCAACCCGTTGGGTGATGCGCTCGGCCCTGTTCAGCCGGGTCGCACTCGCATTATCGGCCCTGTTGTTTACAGCAAGGTCAACGAGATCACAGCTGTGATGGAGAAGTTTGCTATCAGTATTGTCCAGCGCGTAAACCGAGAGTTGAAGAACTAATGCTTTCTATCCCTATTGTTTCGTCCTTTGATAACAACGGAATCAAAAAGGCAATTCAAGAGTTCAAACAACTTGAGGGTGCTGGCGAGAAGACAAAGTTTGCTTTGAAGAAGGCTTTGATTCCTGCTACCGCTGCTGTGGCTGGTTTGGGTGCTGCTTTGTTTGATGCCACCAAGGGTGCGATGGAGGACGCTGCTGCACAGGATCTGCTTGCGAATAACTTGCGCCGTGCTACTGGCGCTACTGAACAACAGATTGCAGCCAATGAGGATTGGATCAGCACACAAGGCACTTTGCTCGGGGTTACCGACACAGAATTGAGACCCGTGCTGGCGAAACTCGCCAAAGCAACAGGTGATGTCACGAAGGCTCAGCAGTACGCAAACGCTGCCATGGACATCGCTGCCTCGACTGGTAAGCCCTTAGCGTCCGTTACAGATGCCATTGCGAAGGCGATGGGAGGCAACCTCACCGCGTTAGGCAAATTAGCTCCTGAGTACCGTCAGATGATTAAGGACGGCGCTGACTTTGAGACCGTCATGTCACTGATTGCTGACACCACTGGCGGTGCTGCAACCGAGGCTGCAAACACGGCTCAAGGACAGTTCAAACGTCTTGGTGTTGCTTTTGATGAAACCAAAGAGTCCATCGGCGCTGCACTACTTCCAGCGATTGAGAAACTACTGCCATACCTGACAAAGTTCGGTGATTGGGCTGCTAAGCATCCGGGCATCATCATTGCTGTCGGGGCTGCTTTTGGCGTACTTGCTGCATCGATTATGGCTGTCAACCTTGCGATGTCTTTGAACCCTGTCAGTTTGATTGTGATCGGAATTGTCGCTTTAGGAGCTGCACTTGTTGTTGCTTATAAGAAGTTTGAGGGTTTCCGCAACATCGTTGACGCAGTCTTTGAGGGCATCAAGTTTGGGTTCAACATTCTTAAGACGTATTTCACAACCATTCTTAATATTTACAAGACCATCTTTAACGGCATTGCAACGCTGTGGAATAACTCAATTGGCAAGTTGTCGTTTAAGTTCCCGTCTTTCGTGCCGGGTCTTGGAGGTAAGGGCTTTGATGTGCCGAACATTCCGATGTTGGCGCAGGGTGGCATCGTCACTTCTCCAACCCTCGCACTCATTGGTGAGGGCAATGGCCCTGAGGCTGTAATCCCTCTTGACCGTATGGGCGAGTTCGGTATGGGTGGCGGAGGCGGTGTCACCATCAATGTGCAGGGTGGAGATCCTCAAGCCGTAGTTGACGCTTTAACACGCTGGTATCGCCAAAATGGGCCTTTGCCAGTAAAGGTTGCCTAATGGCTGTTCCTGCTTACGAATTGACCGTAAACGGCAACAGCGTTAGCAACGTCCAAGGATTTACGTTTACAAAGGGTCGCACAAAGATTAGTGACCCGTTGCGCGCTGGCACTGGCGTTATTAGCGGTCGACGACCTGATCTGTTGCCAACAATTACAGTGGGGCAAACCGCAATCCTTGTTATTCGTCCTGCTGGCACTGGAGAACTTGGGTATGCGTTTGCGTGGCGTGTCGCTGACCTTCGCATTATCTACGGCGTAACAAGTGCATATGACGAATGGGAACTCGACATCGAAGACACGTTTGCGTTGCTTGGTCGTGGCGACGTGTCAACTTCGTGGGCTGACGGTGACCCTGTTTCTACAGCGATTTTTAATGTCACCAACCAATACGGCATTGGCTTAACCGTCGCTATTGCTACTAAGTCTCTTGTTTCGGCTCAGACCGTTACAAACCAAAACGGGCTTGACGTGCTTTCGCAGCTGGCAATTACTGAGCAGGCTCGTTTTACAACTCAAAGCCCAGCAGGGCCTAATT